TATCGTTATTTTCAGAGTCTAAAATATTTAATTTGTAGGTAGTACTGGTATTTTTTTCAAGATTTTCAATTTTAATACCTAAATGGTTCATATCATTTTCTTCAAGAAAGAGAGTTAACATTTGGTCATCATTACTGATAGTTTTAATTAATTTATAGAAACACATCATATTGATTCCGATCATGATAGGTTTTTTAGACTTAACATAAAATTTTTCGAAATTAGCGGCTGGTAGTTTAAGACGAATTAAAACAGAAGTGCTTTGATTCATAGCAACAACAGAAATACCAGAAGCGGAACTAATTTCACCATTAGGATCATAAAAGACAGGTGTACATTTTAAAGTGGCATCTTTAAGAATTTCTTTAAGTGCTTCAATAAGGATACGGAATGCTGAAATTTGTAAAGTTTTGATTTCGAGAGCATAACCAGGAGTGATAGTTTCATTAGGCCCTAAAATGTATCCATTTTGTGATGTATTAGACTGCGTTTGATTGGAACTCATAATAAATATATAGAACGGTTAATATTTATATACTTTAAAAAATAAAAATTTCAATCATTTTTTTTATAATACTATAATATTATATATATAATGGTTCACAAATATGCACTTGTTAATCCAATTGTTGTTGGGTCGTTAGACACCATAGTTGAAGCTGATAATAGTGCTTTAGCTGCTAAAGAGATCTATAATAAATTATCTCCTTATTTTAGTAATGCTCAGTCAAGTTTAGTGTTTACGATCCAAAAATTAGGCACCAAAGGCAAGGAACAATTAGGCGGCGCTAATCCATCCTATTACGATTTTAAAGTTAAAGAAGTTGAAAAAGCAGATGGTGAAGTAGTATTTACTATTTCAACATATTCTGGTAAAGTAGATCACAAACGTCTTGGTAAATCCATTTCTAATGTTTTGAGCAAATTAGATAGAAAGAAGAATCTTGCAGACAGTGATAGTGAATCTGGAAGCGAAAGTGTGATGAAGGGAGGTGCTAAACATCGTACTAAAGGTGGTGCTAAAGGTAATAAAGATGATGAATCTGAGAATTTTAATAAATTATTAGAAGAATTAGATGAAGAAGAGAGCGAAATATTACCCAAAAAGAGAAATTCAAATTTAATAGTACCAAATGTATATCCTTATTATTTTCCAACCTTTTTTACTCCAGCATTATTGGACCCAATTAGTTATTACTGGTACACTGATATTTATTTGGATGCTCCCAGATTATATTTCCCATCTTTTGTCTCTTCTATTCGACCAAGATTAATTCTCGATCGTTATGTCGATGTTGTTGTTGATAATAGTCCAAAAACAAGTGTTACATTGAGATTGCCTTAATTTAAACAATTGTTATATTGAGATACCATCCATCATTTGTCAGCACAATGTTTTTAATAAAATAATCTCTGGTTTTATTTTTATTTTTATGTTTATTTCCATTTTTATTTTCCAAAAAATGATTTATATAATATTTTGCATAAATATATATTTCATCGATAAATACATCTGATTTTTCAGATTCATACCATATTTTATCATGTAATTTGTTATTGATTACAACAAATATTGGAACTTTATATTTATTATTTAGATGATCATATCTTATGAGATGTGGTGGTGTAATAGAAGGACTAATAAAATTAACTAATGTTGGAAAATTACTATCTTCAATTTGATTACCACCAATGTAGTCGAGTGTTTTGAAATTAATTTTATTTTTTAATTTAACAAACCATTGAAGAATACCGTCGTTGATGTTATCTTCATTTAACATTTTTTCGCCTAACCATGATTCAGAGATCTCAATAATGTCAAAAATCGGATCAAGTGTATGAAACATTTCTATCAGAAATCTTTTATTCAATCTAAATTTTGTTTTTAAAACAAATGTTTGTTCATTAAAACTATTTTTTAAAATACGAATATGTTGTATATTATAATTATTTGAATCATATTTATCATTAATTTTATTTATATAATCTTGATATTTATTTGATTCATTATATATAGACATAATTTAGGAAAAGAATTATAATTCAATTAATTTTTTTTAGGTTTTGCTTTAGATGCAACTTTTCTGGCTAATTTATATGTTTCTGTAATTTCTCTGTTTTCTAAAATAACTTTGGTTAATTTATCGACCATTTCAACATCATCAAATGATTTAACCAAACATTTCTTAATATATTCTTCATTTATTGGTTCTTTCTTTTCACCACGTTTCTTCTCAAGTTTTCCATCTTTGACTTGAATTTCTTCGGTTTTGTTTTTATTCATAAATAACAATATTTTGTTCTCGATCTGGATCTTTTCATCTTTAAAATCTTTTGCCTGTTTACTGATTTCTTTAATATTATCATCTAATTTAATCCATCTTACAACTATTTTTTTTAGAATATCAACATCCATTTTATCATTATCATCATTATCATCATTATCATCATTATCATCATTATCATCATTATTATCATCATTATTATTATGATTATTATGATTATCGTTATGATTATTATTATGATTATTATTATGATTATTATTATGATTATTATTATGATTATAATTATTGTTGTCAGATAGATTAGAGATGTTAGAAATATTGTTAATAATATTGGTATTTTTAGTGGTATGTTTTGGTGCGACAATTTTGTAGGATGATATGGCAGTAATATTATCATTTAACAGACTAAAAAAGGATGGTTGTATTTCGTTATCAAGATTTTCAACATTAATATTAGTCGGATCCATAGATAGAATATAATAATATATATAAAATATATTTTATATATATTCTTAAAAAAATAATTTTATTGTTAAAAACATGGAAGAATTTATGCATACATACTTTTGAGGTTGGTGTCGGGATCAATAGTGCTGTTGTTCCATGGAGAAACGACGAATTTAGGACATGGTACATTTCCACGAAGATCTTGTGATGCGTTCTTTTTAGAAGCACCTATAGTATCAACACCAATTTTATCAGGTGAGTTAACAGTTAAATTAGCATCTAAATATTGGACTGGTGGTTTATTAATATTGTATTCGTTGACATCATTATCGGCGGGTAATAAATCTCCAGAATTGAGACTGCTATTTACAGAGTTTTGTAGATTGCCGTAATTGAAAGTGGAAGGCATATTAAGACCAGCTCCTTGAAATTTGGTAGGGTTAGGTCCTGGAACAGAATTTTCTTGAGAAGTTTGTTCTTTAAAAATATCAATAGGTAGGGAATTGACATTGACAGGTTTATTGGGAGAGGCAATAACGCTTAAGTTATTAGTGGAGTTGTCAGCGATTTTTTGTCCAACAGAGTCGATGATTTGTGAGTTGATATTATTATTTGAGCTGTTATTAGCGACGATATTCTTAAGAATAGCAGCTTGAGTCTCGTCATTAGCATATCCTTCAACGCTTTTTCTGTTCATAACGAATAAAAGAAAAGCAATGCCTGCGATCAGAATTAATACAAAGAAGTTATCTCTTGACATTAAATTATTATATTAATAAGATAGATAAAATAAATATTAAATTATAAATATTTATCTAAATTAAAAAAAAATATATTGTTTTTATAATATATATATATTAAATAATGGTACATGAAAATAACAATAACTTTTCACTAAATATTTTAAAACTATATCAGAATAATCCCGATGCAATTCGGATTATTTTTGAATATAATTTGGCTAAAGGACCACTCAATCATACTGATCATAATGGTAATAATATTTTACATCATGTAGTTCAGAGCAATGATATAAAAACACTGACAAATATTCTGAATTACATAAATTATTATGATAATTTATCACATGGTATACTTAATCACCAAAATAAAAATGGAGACACGCCTATGCATATTGCTGTGAGAAATCAAAATGAACAAATTGCTAAACTATTGGATAATGCAGGTGCTGATCTAACTATTAAAAATAGCAATGGTGAAGTTATTGCATCTTCAGAAGAAAAAGGTAATTCAGAAATGATGTCAGAATCTGTGAATAGATGGAAACATTTATCAAACAGAGACGAATCTATTGATATTTCTGATTTAGATGATTCAAATTTTCGTCCATTTTCATCAAAACAATCTAAACACAATATTTCAAATACTTTTATTGGCGGACCATCTGATTCAGAAAGATTTATTAATGAACTTGCCAAAGAACTAACCAAAACAAGAAAAATTCGTATTCCTAATGTTGCAACTGCATATTCTGTTGTAGCAAGAGGATTAAATGGAGGTGGTGTTAAGAATGATTCAGAAACATCTTTTGTTGTCAAATTTACTGATGGACAACAAGTCGGTGGTGCTCGTAGACGACGTTCAAGATCAAGAAAATCCAGTAGAAGTCATAGCCCCGGACGTACAAATGAAAGCTCTGAGATTCACGATCAAGTAATTCAGAAATTAAAGGATTTGACAGGAAATGAAGAAGATGCACGAGCAATAAAAGCAGGTTTGTACAATTTAGTGAAAGAACAGAATCCAACTCTCGGAAATTTAGATCGAGCCAAAAAAATGTTGGAATATATGAATGACAAAAAAATCATGAAAGAGCTAATGAATCGTATGGACGAATACAAGAAAATTTTGGCAGAAGTTCGTGCCAATAAAGAAAAACAAGGCAAAAAAGTTAATGATTCTAATGACAGTAAACAAAAAAAACCAAGAAAATCAAAAAAAGCAGATTCTGAATCTACCTAAATTACTCTACTGTTTTTATTGAATAAATATAAAATATAACACCATACGTATCATCATTTTCCCATAATACTTCAGGTTTTACCACGATATCATATCTAATACCAGATTTATGATATTCTGTCATTTTTTTTAAATCTAAATCATCGTCTGCTATCAAAATAATATCTTTTGAATCCCTCTTTAACATAAACTTCAAATGTTTACTCTTCTCTCTCTCCTTTATTACACTACAATATGTCTTTTTTCTTATACTCTCATACACGCTATTCTTTATACAATCTTCAAACTGATTCATGAGTAATAAATTATCATCATAATTACCCTCTGATGGAAATAATTCAGCATTCAAAAATAATTTATTGTTGTAAAATTGGAAATTAAATGGTAATCTAATATTAGATAATTTTAAAAAAATATCCTTATTATTATCATCTTTAATTCGATATAATGTCTTATTCGAAGTTTTTTTAAACAATGTAAAATTAATAATATTCATTAAATATTATTAAGATTATTTTTTTATATTTTAATCGACCAAACTAATTTTGATTCAATACTCATAAGTTATCTATCTCTCCAATCACATTATTTCTATTTTGTATTCTATATAATGTAACATCATTTCCCACCTTATAAACATATACTAAAGATGGATATCCATTTATCATTTGTAATAGTTCTGTCATTTGATTCAATGATGGTATGATATCTTTTAATTTATCACAATTTTCGACTGTGTTTAAACAATTTGGTGCGTCCTTATATCCTAATTGAGTCTGATTATTACACTCTTGCATATCTTTCTGACATTTCATAAATTGTGTATGTTCAATTTCTCTAAAATTATATTTATTTCCATATTGGCTCTTTAAATTATCCCATATTGGCTTATATGTTTTACAATGACCACACCAATCTGCATAAAACAAAATAACAGTTCCATTAGAAACTAATTTATTGGTCATATTTTCGACGTTATTATTACAAAATTTAAATATAAAAAAAATTACAATCATAATAATAACAATATGATACCATTTGATAACACCTAACATTATAATATTATAATTATATAATATTATTTATATTTATTTCCAATAATTTATATCAAACAATCAAATATTATATTTTTCTCGAAATATTTACCATCATCATTATAAAATATCTCGTTTTTGATTTCATATAATGTTGAATTTATATCCACCGAAATTATTGACGTTTCTTTCTTTATTGTATCATTTGTTTGACTAAATATCGTACTACTATATACTTTTAATTCTTCTAATATATATGATGCAAATATATAGACAAAATTATATTTTGTTTCAGTAAGAGGATTATTAGTCATATTGTAAACAATATTATTATTTATAAAAACAGATAATACCATATCAATCCATTTTAGATCATCCATTTTTTTGTCAATAAGACTTTTATAAATAAAAGTCAACAATAATGGTACACTATAAAACGTCTGTTTAGCGAATAATTCACTATAATAACCGAACCGAATATTATTTTTTTTGGAATAAAAATATGAATTATTTATAAAATTATTGATGTACGAATTTTGCAGAGATATTATATTTGAACTGTCGTCTGAAATCACTATATTAAACTGAGAACCAATATTTACTATATTGTCTATAATCGTCTGATATGTCAGGCCACGCAACCATGGTTTTTCGTCATATAGTAAAAAATTATTAATATATTTGATGTAACATTTATCTTTTAAAATATTTTGGATAGTGGTAGTTTGGTTTATATATGGATTATATTGATTAAATATGGTATGAAACAAATCAACAAATATTTT